ATCGATCCTATTTCTCAACAGATTGAGCAGCTCCGTGGCGAGATACCTCAGCAGCAACAGATCGACGTAGACGCCCTACGTCAACAAATCGCACAGGACATCTTAGGCGGATTGCCAAGCACCGTTAGCCCGAATGTTTCGGCTGGTATACAAGCAGATGGTACGCCTTACACTGGAGGTAGCACTGGAGTGGCAACTACTGAGGGTGCTGCCGAGATGGGCGCGACGCCGTTTTTTGATCCCGGTATCGGCAGCGAGATGGGCCAAGGCGGGTTCGACCAAACAGGTGCATCGTTCGTAGCTCCACAAACAAACGTACAGAGTCGAGCGGTCACTGGTCAACCGGAGGCATTAGCGCCTCCCCCTGCTGTGGCAGGCGGTGTCGCTACGATAAACCCTGCTGCAACGCAAGCTGCCCAAGCAGCGGTGATCTCCGCAAATCGCGAATCGCCACCAAGGACGTTACCGATGGCTGGCGGCAACCAGTTTTTGGCGAACCAATATGGTATAGGAGCAAGGTGATGGCCCAAAAAAAACTTAACAAGGTAATCAAAGGTCTGAAAAAAGCTAGCAACACTCACGCAAAGCAAGCAAAGACGTTGGAAACCATCAAGCTGAAGAAGGGCGGATCTGCAAGCGATGTGCCTGACAATGTCGCAAACCCTTCGCTGTATCGGAAAGCAAAGGCCAAAGCTAAAGCAAAGTTCGATGTATATCCGTCCGCTTATGCAAATGGTTGGATGGTGCAGGAGTACAAGCGCATGGGCGGAAAATATGAGGGCGCTACGGGCGGTCAAGTAACCCTCGACCCTGAGAAAAGCGACTTGAACAAAGACGGTCGTTTGAGCAAGTACGAGCGCGCGCGTGGCACTGCCATCGCTAAAAGCATAGCCAAGAAAATGAGCGGCGGCGGAACAGTGATGGTCCAAGCGCGTGGTTTCGGTAGAGTGCTGCCCAGCAAGCAGAAAAAAACGCGAGTTCCTCGTGGCTAAGCCAAAGGGCGGTCTAAAAAAATGGTTTGGTAAAGGCAAAGGTGGCGATTGGGTCGACATCGGTGCGCCGAAAAAAGACGGAGAGTTTCAAGCGTGCGGCAGGGCCAAAGCAAAAGGGTCTAAGCGCAAATATCCCAAATGCGTTCCGCGTGCAGAGGCGAATCAAATGACCGCCGCACAACGCAAAAGCGCAGTCGCACGCAAACGGTCAAAGAAACAAGGTGTAGGCGGAAAGCCTACAAACGTCGCCACCTACGCCAGAAACGGTGGAGCGATATCTATACAAGCGCGCGGTTGCGGTGCGATCATGCCGTCGAAACAAAAACAAACACGAGTGCCACGATCTTAAAAAGGAGCAGAAAATGGCAAACCAGAAGCCTAAAGGCATGATGAGGGGAGGAAAAATGACCAGTAAAATGAGCACCAAAGGCGGCGCGATGGGTGGGAAGAAGTCCAGAAAAGTACCGCCCGGTATGCAAATTGGTGGCGAGGCCAAAAAAACCAAAATGAAGAAAACCCCCAAAGGCTACGCAAAAGGTGGCGTCACAACCACAAAGAACGCAGCGAAAGGCGGCGTGAGAAAGCCGTCTAGCAAAAATAGCGGATTGTACGGTCGATAGGTATGGCGTATCTCCAAAGTAACATTCCACACTTCAAGGCGTGGGTGAGAAAGGAGTACACGCACAATCACGAGAAATACCATGGCGAGTTTGTACACGCCATGGTTATTGCTGTTACGACCATGCCGACCCGGTGTTTGAGTTTTCAAGTCATTTTTACTGGGGCCGAAACTTACGACGATGATAGCGAACCCAACGTACTGGGCGGTGCGATGTGGGCAAGAATGCCAATCACTGCATTGGTCGGCGATACGCCATTTGATGAGTGGCCAGAGCCGATGCCTGTTTGGGCGTGTCAGCCGTGGGACTGCTCGAGCCATAATCACGCGGTGTATGTATTGGACCGAGCCACACCGTGTCCGTGGCTGGCCAAGATCGATGGCGAGTTTTATCCTGCCAAATACTATTTCACTGTCGATTATGCTGAAAACGAAATAGCCGACGATCCAGCTCAGCACAAGCAAAGCCATGTTTTGGAATTACTAGACGCTGGGCCGTGGACAGGGAATATCGTGGCTTTGCCAAATAATCGCGTGCGAGTGACACACCCCGCTTGGTTCGAGACTGGCGAAGGCGCTCCCGACTTCCGTCCCTCACAACATATCCATTACAGCAAATCCGATTTAGACTACACTTTGGACGTAAATCAGGTATTCGATAACTTATACGCGGAGACGAAGAGTGGCGGTAAGCGGAAGTAAAGATTTCGAGCTAGACGTAGCCGACTACGTCGAGGAAGCGTTTGAACGGTGTGGCTTGGAGCTTCGCACTGGCTACGACCTGAAGAGCGCCACGCGCTCGCTGAACCTGATGCTTGCAGAATGGGCGAACCGTGGACTCAATCAGTGGACCGTCAACCAAAAGACCATCACGATGGTCAAAGACACGACTGAATACACAATCGACTCGACCAACCCTACAGCGACGATTGACGTGCTCGACGTATTTGTCAGAGAGACCCTTGGCGGTCAGGTGACCGATATCCCGCTGAGCCGTATGTCGCGAGCTGAATACGCTCATCTTTCAACCAAAAGCACTACCGGCAAGCCGAATCAGTTTTTGATACAGAAAAAGCTTTCACCAACAGTGACGGTTTGGCCAGCGCCTGACAAAAACAGTGCTTATGTTTTGCACCTCAATGTGCTCAGCCGCATGGATGACGCCGACGTGGGCGCAAACACCCTAGAGGTTCCGTTTCGTTTTTACCCGTGCTTGGCCGCAGGCTTGGCTTACTACATGGCATTGAAGCGAGCACCTGAAAAGGTGCAAATGCTGAAGACCTTGTATGAGGAGGAGTTCACTCGTGCGCTGTCACAAGACGAAGAGCGAGCCAGCTTCAGGGTTGCGCCTGATCTCCGCAACTACAACATTGCCTAACAATGGCTTTTGCAAGCAACAAGCGCGCCTACGGCATCTGTGATATCACGGGATTTCGGTATCGCCTGAAGGACATGAAAAAGACGTGGAACGGTTTGTTGGTCGGTCCTGACCAATGGTCGCCGAAGCATCCACAGTTGATGAAAAAACCAACGCCCATCGATCCGCAAGCGTTGAAAGAGGCCCGACCGGACCCTTCAAGCGACGGCGAGGACGGCACTGTTTTCGCCGTCTACACAAATGTAGGTGATGGTAAATTAGGCACAACTTTGCAAACATTTGCAATCACTGCTAGTGTTGGAACTGTGGAGGTAACCACGTCATGAGCTTCAGTTTAGCGACGCTGAAATCGACTGTGCAGGATTATCTGCAGGTCAACGAGACTACGTTCAATAACAATCTGAACACGTTCATCACTGAATCTGAGGACCGCATTTTTAAAATGGTCCAGCTACCAGAGCAGCGACGTAACGTGCAAGGCACGGTTAGCAATAACAATCGGTTTTTGGCAACGCCGACTGATTTTTTTGCGCCGTTCTCTCTGGCTGTTATTGATAGTAACAACAAGTATCACTATCTCGATTTTAAGCATCCCTCATTCATCAAGCAGTACAGCCCGACGACTACGACAACCGCGTTTCCAAAATATTATTCGCAGTTTGACGACTCAGCTTTTGAGTTGAGTCCGATCCCCGACAGCGGGTACACCGTGGAATTGCATTATCTTGCGAAACCGACTTCGCTGACTGCAGGGGCAGACTCAGGCACAACCTTGTTGAGCACAGAGCATCCCGATCCGTTGCTATACGGCACCCTTGTCGAAGCAGCGATTTTCCTAAAAGAAGCACCTGACGTGATTGGTAACTTCGAGGCTCGTTTCAAAGAAGGCATAGCTCGGATGAAGAATCTGAGCGAGGGCCGAGGCACAAGAGACGAGTACCGATATGATCTTTTGCGTACTGGTGTGACTTGATGGAAAAAATTGCAGAACTGAAAGACAAAAAAATAGCGATCATCGGTCTGGGAGCGTCTCAGATTGATTACGTCATTGGTGTAGAAAACAGCAAGCAGTGGGACGAGGTTTGGGGCATAAACTCTGCTCTTTCTGTCTTCGAGCTGGACCGCGTGTTCATGCTCGACCCCGTAAGCCGGTTTCTGGACACAGAGGATGCCGGTAATCAAACCGAAGTCATGCGTCGTGTGTTACCAAACTACACCAAGCCGATTTACACCTGTGAATTGGATGAACGTGTGCCTGCGCTGGTCGAGTATCCGTTAGAAGAGGTCATAAAAGATCAACGCTGCGCTTATATGAACAACACAACAGCGTATGCGCTCGCTTTCGCGCTTTGGAATGAGGTCGGACATATAGACCTGTTCGGCATGGACTTCAGCTACAAGCACAATCTGCATTTTGCCGAAGCAGGAAGGGCGTGTTTGGAGTTCTGGATCTGCAAGTGCATATCCAGCCAAATCACGGTCGGCGTAAGCCCTCGATCCTCACTGCTCGACCAGAACGTAGGGTTAGAGGAGCGTTTGTACGGGTATCACCGACTTTCAAATCCAAAAATAGCCATGCCTGATCCACAAGGTGAGTGGGTCATTTGCGACCGATCAGAACTCGCTTCGATGGTCAAAAAACATAACTTAGAAACTGTTGAAGTGCCTCGCGCACCGGAGCCGTACAAAGGATGATGGACGACCAGATAGGTTTTCAGCTCGGCCAAGTCATGGTCTCAACTACCGATAATCGTGGTCATGACGCAGAGTTTTGGGCGACCGAGACAACCAAGAAGATTGTAGGCATTTCGTCAGAGGCAGACCCGCATATTCGACAGCAGGCGGAGGCTTTCAGAAACCAAGTTTATACTCTAATATTGCTTGGGATGAAGAGTGCCATAGCCTCAGATCGAGTCACGCTGCAAGGTGTTTTAGCGAGTCAAGGTCATGAAGAGATGGCTAAAATAATCAGGGAGCTTTAACCATGGCCATTACCAGCGCGATCCCGACTAGCTTCAAACAGGAGCTTTTAGTCGGTACTCACAATTTTACGGCGACTTCTGGCAACTCTTTCAAGTTGGCGCTTTATACAAGTTCGGCAACCTTGGGTGCAAGTACGACTGCGTTTACAACAACAGGTCAATCAAGCGGAACCAACTACACATCTGGTGGCTCAGCACTCACGTCAGTCACTCCGACTACGAGTGGGACCACAGCCGTGTGTGACTTCTCCGACTTGACGTTCTCTAACGCAACTGTTACGGCGCGCGGATGCATGATCTATAACGACACGCAGTC